CGAAAGCAACGCAGGTTGGTACACTGGTATCAACGGAGCTTTCAAAGTTGCCTATATCGAGGAGGTTGTGGAATGAAAAAACATACCTATTTAGCAATATTCAAAGGATATAGCATTAAATTCGTTGCAACGGAAGATAATTTAGCTGAGGTTATAAGTTTTGGAAAAAAATGGTTTCATGTCAAAGATAGTGAAACTGGTGAAATGATTTCTTTAAACGTGATGAATATCTTGTATTTTAGAAGAATAGATGAGTAAAAAAAGAGTGTTTTAATAAAAATAAAAAAAGCCCGAACTGACCAGGTTCGAGCGAAATTGTGAATTCTAACGTTTATATTTTTATGGTCTAACAAATTATATCATACTGAGCTAGGAACTCGCTAAACTCAACTGGAGGAATAAATAATGAAAGACAATAAACAAGTATCATTAATTCAAAGAACACTGCTAGAAGTTGCACAATTTAAAAAACATAATCTAAATGAATTTTTGATAGGGAAAACGGACTGGTGGTATTCTCCTATCAATGATATTGTAATGGCTATGACTAACGGAGAAAAACCTGATCCTTTTAAATATGCTGAAGTAGAAACAAACGATTGGCTATGGGTTATGTCAACAATAGATGGAGATCTTGTATTGGAGGGAAAAGGTGGAATAGGAATCGAGGTTAAGTGATAACAAAGAAAGCCCGCTGGGAACGGGCTTTACAAACGATTTATTCTAATACTATTATAACATAACAGGAGTTAGAATATGACAAAAGAATTGACGAAAGCACAATGGCATGATGTTCGAATGACGCTAAGAATTATCATTCGTAATAAGAAGAATGCCAAACAATCTCAGCTTATCAATGAAGCATTAGATAATATTAAAGACGAAGATGATCGTAAGATATTTAAACATTATTACATTGATCGCTGGGGTATCATTAAGATCACAATGAATATGTATTACTCAAAGACTGCAGTCATCGCAAGAAATAATAAAGCAACGCAACAGTTTGCTGAGAAATATGACGGTGGTCATTTACTTAAGATGTTTCATGAATAATATAAAGAACGCTACTTTTTCGTAGCGTTTTTGTTTTACGATTGAATCATGATAGATGTAAGTACACCTAAAGCAAGGCACAGGTTCTATTGCTCGGGAGCATGGAGGCGTATGAGAGAACAGATACTCAAGCGCGATAACAATGAATGTCAGTGGTGCAAAGCAGAAGGCAAAGTAACAACAGCTAAGACTGCGACACTAGAGATAGATCATATCAAGGAGCTTGAGTACCATCCAGAGCTTGCACTAGAGCCTAGTAACCTTCGTACCTTGTGTCATGACTGCCACAACATCAGACATAACAGACACAAGGACAAACAGTTTGATGATGAAACGTTTGAATTTTAATTTTATTGTTCGGAAATTCCGATAAATTTTATGAAAGTACCCCCGGGTCTAAAAAAATTGGGTCTATTTCCAAATTTACCACAGACCGGTTGGGGTTTTTTAACCAAATATAAAGCCATTTTTTTGAAAGGGGGGGGTAACCATGGCAAAAAGCAAACTTGAAATAGAATTATTAGGGCTAATTAATGAAAAATCAGCTTCAGAAATTGAAAAGGTGGAGAGATATTGTAGTTTGGTTAGAATATCCAGAAACCTTGATAAATCTATTTCTAAAGATGGAACAATGATAAAAGTCGTTAATGGTAATCAAGAATTTTTGAAACCAAACCCTGCCATTTCTGAGAAGGTAAAAATTAATACAGCTCTTATAAAATTGGATGAATTTTTCGAGGAAAAACGATCCGAAAAGGGCAAAAATAATGATTTTAATGAGGAAGATTTATATGCTGATTAAATATGTCAGTGATTATATCAATTCTTATCATGCTCAAAAAGTAAAACTTAACAAGGAACGTATAGAACTTGTTGAATATATCGCTAGAGAAATTGAACCTCGTCTTGAAAGAAAAAAGATTTACTTTGATGAAAGTCAAATAAATAAATGTATCAGATATATCGAAACATTTTATTTTAAACTAGAGGACTTTCAAAAATTTATTATTAGTTTCATTTTTTTATTTTGGAGTGATGGGAATGATATTGTTTTTGAACAATTTTTAATCATGATGGGGCGTGGTGGCGGTAAGAATGGTTTAATCTCTGGAGTAACTAACTACTTGCAAACTCCAATGCACGGAATTCCCAAATATCATATTTCGCTTGTCGCAAATAGTGAAGATCAAGCTAAAATGAGCTTTGAAGAAATCTACGACACAATTGAGATGAATGAAAAACTTCAAAGAATGTTTTCTTGGGGGAAAAAAGAAATCAAAAATCGCAAAACCCAGTCTATTATTCGCTATAAGACAAGCAATGGAAATACAAAAGATGGTTTGCGTGACGGTGCAGTAGTATTTGATGAAATACACCAATATGAAGACCATAAAGTAACAGATGTTTATATTTCTGGTTTGGGGAAAGTTGCCAATCCAAGAGAGTTCTATATCGGAACAGATGGATTTGTTCGCGAGGGATTCATTGATGAAATGAAGGAATTAGCTCATAAAGTACTCAAAGGTGATGCTGATTTTGATGAATTATTTCCTTTTATTTGCAAACTGAACGATGAGCAAGAAGTCGATGATCCAGCAAATTGGGAAATGGCTAATCCTATGTTTACTCTTCCAATGAGCAGTTATGCGAAAAGATTGTATAAAAAGGTTACAAAGCAATATAAAAAACTGGAAGTAAATCCGAGTGGGCGTGATGAATTTATGACCAAACGTATGAATTTGCCGGTTACTGACATTGAAAGAAGCGTGGCAACTTATGAAGAATTGAAAGCAACCAAAAAAGAATTTCCAGAATTAAGAAATCTACCTGCAGTTGGAGGATTTGACTTTGCCTCTACCCGTGACTTTATTGCAGTTGGTGCTTTGTTTAAGGTTGATGGGGATTATGTTTTCAAATCTCATTCATTTGTTCGTAAAGAATTTGTCGATAGAATATATAGCTATTCAAAGCCAAATGAAAATGTTAATGGCAAGCGACGATTTGCCCCGATTAGACAATGGGAAGATGAGGGGTTGCTCACAGTATTAGATGAACCCTCAATGGATGCACAGCACGTTGTAGATTGGTTCGTTCGTATGCGTGATGAAGAAGGCTATGAATTCCAAACTATTTGTGGAGATGGCTATAAAATGAGGGAGTATTTACAACCTAAATTTGAAGAAGCTGGGTTTGAAGTCTCTTGGAATGGCAAATTTGAAGAACCGCTTGGTTATCGTGTGGAAGTCATTCGTAACTTTAGAGCCATTGATGCGCAATTATCAACGGTAATTGAGGACAGTTTCGCTAATCAAAAAATTAATTTTGGGGATAATGATATGATGCGGTGGTACACAAATAATGTACTTAGACATTTGAAAAAAGATGGGAATGTGGAATATATCAAAAAAGAAGATGTTAGACGAAAAACAGATGGGTTTAAAGCTTTTGAAGCAGCGATGTTCAAGGCTGATTTACTAAATGAAGTAGATACCGCTGATTTCTATGATAATTTGGGTTGGTTTATGGGATAAAACGATACTTTTTGAGAGCAAAAATATTAGATAATTTACTTATGAAGTTATCAGCGAAAGCAAACAAAATGTAATTCGTTCGGTTGGATATACTTCTAACGTTGCTGGACGATAAAACCAGCGTAGTAAGTAATTGGCGGATATTAGGTATAATATCTTTGCGAGGTTCGACTCCTCGTCTTGCTATTATATTTTATTACAGGTTGTCCAATGGGCGACCTTTTATTTGTAAAAACGCTACTTTTTCGCTCTACTTTTCCATTAAACTTGAATTAAAAGTACGGAAAGGAGAAAATGTGGGACTATTTTCAGACATTTGGGCGTCGGTTAAAAGCAAAAGTGAAAATACTGATGTTTCTGGTTACACAGCCTTATTTAATGCACAAGCTACCCTAGGAATGAAAAATGCTGCTTTAGAATCATGTGTAAGTTACTTGGCACGATTAATTTCTAAAGGAAAATTTGTATTTAAGAATGAAAGTTCTATTACAGATTCAGATTTTAATTATGCTTTAAATATAAAGCCTAATCCAAATCAAACTGCCAGTGAATTTAAAGTAGCAATGGTAAAAAAGCTACTCAATGGCGAATTATTAGTTATCAGAGATAATGATAAATTTTATGTCGCTGATAGCTTTGTTACAAACTACTCATTAGATGGAAATACCTATTCTGGTGTAACGATTAATTTCTCAAGTAGTAATGTCGCAAATGCTCCAAATTCTGGTCCGTATGCTCAAAAGTATTTTGATAGAGTATTTACTCAAGGAGTTGACTGTTTCCATTTGGATAATGACAATATTGGAATAAAAAAATATATTGACAGTCTGTGGGAAGATTATGGGAAATTGTTTGGAATATTAATTACCAATCAACTGCGAGTTGGTCAGTTGAGAGCCAAGTTAAGTATTCCCGTCAATACCAAACTTGAAGAAGATGAGCAAAAAAAAGTTCAAAAACAATTTGCGACAACTTTATCTCAAAGTTTACTCACAGACCCTATTGTATTCGTCCCCGACAATGGTAAAGCACAATCTGCTTATGATGAAATTTCTTCTAGTAAATCAGCAACGCTTCAAAATCAAATCACGGATTTTGGGACATTAAAGAAGATTTTTATTGGTGAAATAGCTGGATTGATAGGAATTCCACCAGCTTTAGTTCTTGGAGAGACTGCAAATAACTCTGAGAATTTAGATTTAGCAATTGAATCTGCAGCGATTCCACTTGGAAACAAGTTATCTGAAGGATTTGCCAGTTTGTTAATAAAAGAATCAGGTTTTATGAATGGGAATACCTTACAAATGACTGGCTTTAAAACGATTAATATTCTTGACCGTGCGGATGCGATTGATAAAGTCGGCTCTAGTGGTGTAGTGAAAATCAATGAAGTACGTGAGGCTTCTAATTTACCACCAATACCAGACGGAGACAGATTTATTATGACAAAAAATTATGAAGAGAAAGGAAAAAATAGTGAAGACACTTAAGTTTAATGGTGCAGTCGCAGATAATGACGATGCAGAAGTTTATGACTGGTTTGGTATGGAGTGCATCACCCCTAAGGATGTTAAAACTTTTTTAGATGATGCAAATGGTGAAGATGTCACAATTCAAATTAATTCGGGTGGGGGATCAGTATTCGCTGGAAGTGAAATTTTCACTGATTTAGGGAAATATCAAGGAAAAGTATTTGCCGAAATTTCAGGAATTTGTGCTAGTGCAGCAACATTTCCGCTTCTAGCAGCTGATAAGGTAACGATGACCCCGACAGGTCAAATAATGATTCATAATGTTTCTGCTCTTCAAGCAGGAGATTATCGTGATATGTCAGACATGTCTAATATCTTGCTTGGTTCAAGCGAAAATTTAGCGAACCTTTACGCAAAGAAAATGGGCGCTTCCGTTGAAGAAGCTCAAAAAATGATGGATGCTGAGACATGGTTTAATGCAAAACAAGCTAAGGAATCAGGACTTGTTGATGAAATTCTTTTTGAAGACAATCAACAAGTTCAATTGGTTGCAAGTATGTCTCCAGTGTTATCTCATGATAAGATTAGCCAGTTTAAAAATATGATCAATGGTGAAGCAAAAAAATCACCAACGCTTGACATTCGACTCGATGATAAACAAATGAATTCAATTACTAATTTAATTGATGAAAAAATAGCTGCAGTAAAAGCAGAATTTGAAGCTAATAACTCGGCAGACAAGCCGCTTAAAAATCAACTATTTAAATTTGGAGGAATTAAATAATGGATTACACAAAACTACCTAATTACACAGCGGCTGTAGAGAAATATACTAATGCAGTAAAAGAGGGTGCAGATGAAGCAGCACAATCTAAAGCTTTTGACAAAATGATGAACACTCTTGGAGCTGAAATTATGGAAAACATGAATGCTTCAACATCAGATAAAATCAACGAATTAATGGCTTCGCGTCCAACTAATGGACTTTCTGAAAATGAAACTAAATTCTTTAATGATATTACTTCTGGCGTAGGGAAACCAGAAGTGACCTTGCCTCTTGAACTTATGAACCAAGTATTTCTGGAATTACAAAACGCTCATCCGCTTTTGGATATTATCAAATTCCAAAGCGCCGGATTGAAAATGAAAGCTACAGTCGCTGATTCAATTTATGGTGGTAGTACGGCTGTTTGGGGAGAAATTTTTGATGACATTAAAGGTCAATTAAAACAAACTTTCAACGAAGTAGACTTCTCTCAAAACAAATTAACTGCTTTTGTCGCAATCCCTAAAGATGCTCTTGAAAATGGTTATGACTGGTTGAAATCATTTATTATCATTCAAATGTCTGAAGCGATGGCTGTGGCACTCGAAACAGCTTTAGTTGCAGGAGATGGAAATAAAAAACCTATTGGATTGATGAAGGATCTCTCTAAAGGCGCTATCAAGGGTAATTTAACAACGTATCCAGATAAAGCCGATTTTGCAGATTGGTCTGATATTGATCCTGACAATGCAGCAGAAAAAATCGCCCCTGTAATGCAAGCTCTCTCTAAAAATGAAAAAAATATCACAGTAAATATCTCTGGACAAGTAAAAATGTTAGTTAATCCTGATGATTATTACTCTACTCTTGCCAAATTCATGTATCTCACGGATAACGGTGTTTGGGTAACTGTTTTACCTTTCGGTGTTGAAATTGTTCAATCCGTTGCAGTGCCAAAAGGAAAAGCAGTAATCTTTGCGGCTAACCGCTACTGGGCTTATATGGGCGGAACAAGAATGCAAGAGTTTGATCAAACTTTCGCTCTCGAAGACTTGCAACTTTATACTGTCAAAGCTTTCTACTACGGAAAAGCTTATGACAATAATACAGCTCGGGTTGTAAAACTTGCTACAGTCTAATGTTGCCCCAGTTACAGTCACAGAAGCTTAATAGTAAAGGAGAAGTAAATGAGCGATGCGGAAACTTGGGCGGATGGTCATCTTAAATCTTTTAAACAAAGGATGAGAATTAATACAGAAGATCCTGATGAACTTGTCAATTTAACAAAAATGCTCATTGCCTCTTATACTTCAATTCTTCGGTTGGTTGGTGTATCTGATGCTACTGACCCCGAAGTTGAGGAGTTAATCTATGAGCGTTCACGTTATACTTACAATGATGCACTTGATGAGTTCAAAGAGAACTATGCTCAAAACATTCGTGACGTTTTTCTAGCTAATCAACCTGAAGAAAGCGAGGAAAGTGATGATAAAATCGCAGAAAGTCCTTCAATCTTCTAACCGAACGAACAATGGAACGATGCGAACTTCAGTTACTTTTAAACGAGTAGGTCCTGATACCTCTTTTGATGGAAGAGGTGGAGAACTGATTAAAAAGTTTAAAACACTTGCGGATGTGTATAGCCCAAGCAATAAAGACTTGACTATTTTAGGAAGCCAAAATGTTAAGAATGGAGCAACGATAAAAATTCGTGATCCCTTAACAAGTTATCAACCTAAAAATGATGACAAGGTTATTATTGATGATCCTAGATATTCAGGTCAGGTTTGGGGGATAGTAGACATTCAGCCTGATTTTCATGACCGAACTTTCTTGAAAATAATTCTAGGAGGGACGAATCTTAATGAGTAGTTCAATGACAATCAAAGGATTTGAAGAAATTGAAGCAAAATTGAGAGAAAAGTTTAGTGAAACTCGTGTGAAGAAGATAGAAAGTGATGCACTTAAAGCAGCCGCGGATGAAGCTGTAGTTGATTTAAAGAGTACCCTTTCTCAATTTGCAAATTCTGGTGATACAGTAGCTGGTGTTGTTCGAGGGAATGTTTCTAGAACATCAGGATTCCCCGTCATAAAGATAGGTAACAACGGTAAGCATTGGAGACTTGTCCATCTTGAAAATAATGGCTTTGTCAGAAATGGTAAATCATATCGTTATAAAAGTTTTGGTGCTTTACAAAGATTTTCAAATGCTCAAGGACAAAAATTTGTTAAGACAGCGCAAGCTAATTTGAAGGAGTTGCTAAAATGAATGATATGCTAAGTGAACTTATGCAAGCTTTAGCTAATGACTCTGATATTCTAGCAATTCAAAGAACAGGTGGGTTTAAAAGTTATTCAAGATATGAAAATTTATCTGGAAGCTCAACAAGTATAACAATTACTCCGACTGGTCCACCAGAACAAACAGCTATGAGTAGCAATGATTCACTAGCTAAACATTTTGTTTATCAGGTCAGCATAGAGGCAATTGACCGATTAACAGTAAAAAAATTACAAAATACAGTTGAAAATATTCTAAAAACAAAAGGATTCTTTCAGATGAATGGCGGACTAGATGAATATTTTAGCGATACAAAAAGATATGTGGATGCTCGGTTTTATGAAGGCAATAGCAATCTTTACGAAAATTATTGAAAATAAGGAGAAAAAACAATGTCAGTACCTATTGGTTTTAAACGTTTAACAATTCGTATAAAAGATGGTAAAACTGCAGTTCCTGATAAAACTCAGTTTGTTATCGAGGGGAAAAAAGATAATGGTGGTATGGTTTCCGCTAAAGTATCAGGATTAGCGGTTGATGCCGTAAAATCTTATTCTTCAAATAAAGTATACTCTATTTCAGGAAAAGGAGTTGGAGATGGTAAAGTTGAGTTCGATATCATGGACTTCCCTGAAAAAATTAAAAATGCAGTGCTTGGAATTACTGCAACTACTAATGGTGTATACAAAGCTACTGCAGATCGCACTTCTCCATATTGCTCGATTCTATTGGAAGATGTAACACCTCAAGGACATCCATATTTAATGGCATTTGTGGATGGAATGTTCTCATCTGATGGTCTTGAGTTTAATTCATTACAAGGTAAACAAAGTGAACTTCCATCAGAAGCTATTAGCTTTGCCATTGGTTCTGATGACAAAGGATTGTACTACTCTACCTTTATAGGAAATGGAACTTCTACTGATGCAGCTGGTATTGCAGAAATTAAAGCTGATGCTTCATTGGTAGTAGGAGGGTGAAATAAATGACTAAGCTGTCAATTACTCTTCGTGATAAAGACGGTGAGTTTACTGTTACTCAAGAACATGTTAGCGGTCAAAAGCTTCTTGATTATTGGGATATGGCAGTTGAAATTGAAAAAAACGTTGATAAGATGTCTATTTCAGACGTTTATAAAAAACGGATTAATTTCATCGCTGGTTTATTCGATAGTTCAAAGGTAACAGAAAAAACAATTTTGGCAAGTGTGCCTGCTTGGGAATTGCAAAATTTCATTAAAGATGTTTTTGAAACGATTACTGGTTCAAAAGAAGTTACGGGTGACGAAAAAAAGGAACAATGACAGTCTCAGAAGCTCGTTCTGAATTTCTAGACTTTGTAAAAACGCTAGTATCTACTGGTTCATATACTTTAGCAGATATCCTTAGTAATGATTTTTCTACAGTTGTTTCTGTAGTTGGTGCAAAAATTATATCAAATGATGGTAGCGTCGATGAGCCTAAACAAGAAAAAGTGTTATCACTCTGGGAGTTTGGACAGTCATTAAAATAAAAATAGCTCTTATGAGCTGTTTTTTTTAGTTTTATTTTAGGTAACGCTTGCAATATATTATTTTAAAAGAGTATAATGAATTATAAAAATAAGGAGAAAATTATGAAAGAAGAACAAAACAAACCTTTTTATAGATTACTGTGGTTTTGGGTTTCCATGTGTAGTATATTTGTCGCAATTATATGTTTAGTAGTAGTTTCTGCAGTTACATCTAAAAATGCCGTTTCTAGTAAAAAAATAGCTTCATTGAGCAAATCATATTCTAAGGAAGGATCATTTTACAAAAATTTCAATGAGTATATGAGAAACAATGTTCCAAATTATGATTCATATGTAAGTGGGTATCTTGGGTATAGTTCTTCAAATAGTACTATAGAGTCATCTACAGCTAGTAGCACAGATTTCACAGAAAAATTTGGTAGTAGTCAATCATTTTCAAATGATGATACTAATATTGAAGTTAATGTATTGAGTGCCAATATTGATTCATCAGTAACGCTAAGCAGTGAAGCTGATAATGGTTCGAAGCCACTAGTTGTTACTGTGAGTATAAAAAATATAGGGAAAGAAGCATTTAGCTTTAATACTCACGATTTTACAGTTTATGATTCGCAAGGTAGTGTATTAAATTTAGATTTAAATACATATGATAACGATATGCCGGATTCTGTGAATATCGGGCAAGTTGTTCAAGCGAAACTATATTATGATGCAAAAGATGATGGACCGTTTTCGGTGACGTTTGCAGATGGAACGTGGAAATAAATTAAAAGGGCCGATAGGTCTCTTTTTTTACTATAAACAAAAACGCTACTTTTTAAGGGCGTTTTTTGTTTATCCTTGAATTAACGATAAAAGTTCAAGGAGAAAGCAATGGCAGATACACCTTTAGGGAAAATGATAATTGAAATGGGCTTTGATGACTCCAGCTTTGCAAAGGGCGTCACTGGCGTTAACAAGCAATTATCCGCCTTAAAAAATGATTTAAAAACTTCTCAAACCTCATTTTCAACATTTGGGAAAGGTGTTGATGGAGTTAAAAGTCCAATGGAAGTTCTAACTAAATCCATTGAGACGCAAAAAAGACAATTAGATTTACTCAAAAAATCTTATGACGGGTCACTTGTTGATGGGAAAGCAAGCTCTAGTACTCAAAAATATGCGGCTGACATTTCTCGTGCAAATGCACAATTAATGCAATACCAGGCACAATTAAAAAATGCAGCGATAGAGCAATATAAACAAACCTCTATCTTGCCTAAAATGTCTTCAGGACTAGGAAAAGTAAGCTCAGGTTTAAATTCAATTGCTTCAAAAGCTATGCCTGCTTCAATTGCTATAACTGCAACATTTGCAAAAGGAATTCAAGCAGCAACTAATTTCAATGGTAAGATGACTGAAATCCAAGCTTTGTTATCAGATGGAACACCAGCAAATGTTCTTTCTAAGCAAATGGATACTTTATCGGATAAATCTAAACAATGGGCTAGACAATACGGTATCGATACCTCATCTATCAATGATGGTATGGAAGAAATGATTAAGCGTGGTTATGATTTCAACCAAACCGTTGGGGCAATTTTCGGAACATCAAATACAACTGTTTATGTGGAATCTGCAGCC